CTAAATTTTTTTAAAAATATAGACAGATGGCAGGCTAGAGAGCATAAGGTATCTATTTCCTTCAATGTGCCATGAGTTTTGTTCTAAACTCATCATGTAGAGTTTCATCATGAGCAGTTCTTTTGAGACATCGAAATAACTGCAGATATCATCGATATCATAGGCACTTTGCTTAAGTGTATGCATCATCGTAAAAGTTGGGACCAAATAGTTACAAGCCCATCTAATCGCACGGAATTCGTTTCTTTGTGTATTCAGAATGTTGAGATATTCTGAATACGATGCTAAAGGATTTGTAAAGACGCTGGTAAAATAATGTCCGAGTTCATGTGATAGAATTTCTCTGAATTCTAATTCACTTGTGACATTTTTATTGATGACGATGATGTCATGGTATGTATCAGTATAGTAAAAGCCTTTAATATGTATAGGGAGTTTTTCTGATGTCAGATAGATGCCGAGTTTTTGTATTAATTGTGTCAGTATTTTCAATGAAGTCACCTCAATAATAGATAAAAACAGAACAAATGTTCTGTTTTTATCTTAGCACTTCATAGGAAGTTTGTAAATCAAATTAATATACTTTATAAAATTATTAGCTAAAGTGATTAAGTGTATCGTGTTTTAAGAGCATAAGAAAATAAGGGCATAAGGGAATAAGAGCATTATAAAAAAGGACGCTCTATTTAAGGTTTTTCTTTTTTAGGTTTTCAATAAGGGATTTAACCATAGCAAGATCTTCATCTGTAAGGTGCTCAGTAGATTCAAAAGCGAACAACTCATTGCTATATTTCTTTATGTTTGTTTGACCGAGCAGATAGTCAATAGACACATCAAAATAGTTTGCAATTTTTGTTAGTAAGTCGTAATGGGGTTGTTTGGATTTTGTTTCGTACCCTGCAATTGTTGAGCGACCTACCCCTAATATTTTTGCAAGCTCTTCTTGTGTTAATTTATTTTCTTCTCTTAACGCCTTAAATCGTTGATTAAATGTCATATACCACCTCATAGTTTCTAACTAAATTATATAGAAAAATGTTCCTAAAAGCAACAAAATGATATCAAAATGATTGACAATGTTCCTTAAGTGAACTAAAATAACGTTAGAGAGTTCCGAAAGGGAACTTCTTCAACAATGATTATATTCCTGTGATGTTAGTGTATTCATCTTGGAAACGGTATAGGGTTTAGCCGTTACTGGGTGTGGCGCTTTTGACAGGACAGAAGAATTCACTGTAGGGAATCATGTCATTTTATTACTTAAATTAATGTATAAAAACTAACAAGAGATCTAGCATGGACCTTGAAAGGTCTAATCGTTATCAGGAGGAATTATATGTCAAAACAAGATATCAAAAAAAATCTTATGCGTTACAATACGATCTGTGCCGAAATTCACCAATTGAATCAAGATATATTAAATCTTTCAGAGGTGGTTGCAGCACATCGCGATATATCTGCTGTTGTTTATGACGGAATGCCAAAATCAAATCGCATTTCCGATCCTACTTATGAAAAAGCGCAACGTGTGATTGATGAATACGAAAAACAAGTGGTGAAAATTGAAAAACGGATTGTCACATTATTTGAAATGAAAAATGAAGTTGAGTCTTTTTTAGATACGCTTTCTGATATTGAAAGGCAACTCATCACTTTGCGCTTCTTTAAGAAGTATAGATGGGAGATGATTGCGCAGACTGTTCACTATAGCAGGCGACAATGTATGAACATTGTAGAGGGGTGTTTGCTATAGTATATGCGTATGAGGCAGTTCCAATTATAAAATAGCAAGGCGTTGTCATGTAGTGTGATGGTAGCTACATAAAAGAAATGACTGTCGCGATAGGCGCTGCACTTTATTGCACTTTTTCTGTGCTATAATGATAGAGTAGAAAAATTAACGAGAGACCTTTGTCAGATTGACTGAGGTCTTTTCGCTTTTTTGAAACATAACGTATGCGTAATCGTTTTAATGAAGCTGATGACTCTATTTGATTCTTTTACAAAAAAGGGAAAAGGTATAAGAAGCAATGGTTGGTATAATACGATTTTCCCATTTTAAAGGAGGTGATTGCTATTTCAGGTTGTTTAAAAGAAGAGATAGAGAGGGGGTGAATAGTAGAGGACATCCTTGATGATGTTTGAGAAGTGAACAAAATAGGAAAGGATTGAAATCAGTCCTACAGATGAAGAGGGGTGAAAAATGATTACCTTAAATGATGCAAAAATGCATCTGCGCATTGATTTTTCTGATGAAGATACCTATATTCAACTGTTAATTGATGCTGCTTATGATTTTGTAAGAGATACCTTACAACGTCCAATCAAAGTAGAAGAGATGTCAGCTGAAGAGGGGACGTTATGGGATGTGCCAAAGACAATTGATTTAGCCATTTTATTGTTAGTGTCGCATTGGTACGAGAATAGAAGTGCTGTCGTTGTAGGCCTTGTGGCATCAGAGGTTGCATTTTCTGTTACAGACTTGATATCACATTATAGTTTGGTATCAACAGGAGGTTAAGATAAAACAAAAGTCAATACGGCAAATGAAATCGTAGGTGAGCTAAAATTACTTTTAGAGACATGGGCAAAAGTTGAAACAATTGAAGTGAACACTGAAGCTGAAAACGATGCGCTAAAAGTAATTTTGATAACGACAAGATTTCAGCAAGCGATAACAGATGTTTTAGCCATTAAATTGCCTAGTGGCGCGATGATAGATGTTCTGTCAATTGTCAATGAAAATGAAGATAACCGCTTTCTCATTATCAGAGGAAAGAAGGTCGACTAATGGTTTATTTTGATTTTAGCGCATTTGATCGTTTTGAGGAAAATGTTTTATATCAACTTGAAACGTGTTTGCCCTATGTCTTGGAACAGCAACTTATGATTGGCGCTGGTGAAGTCCTAGAACATTTGAAAGCAAAGACAGTTCTTTTGACAAAAGATAATATTAGGTTTGACAATCTTGAAAAGAGCTGGCAAGTATCAAGTGTTATTAGCAATCCAAGCAGTGGTTGGTACCGTGTGAGTGTGTTCAATGATGATCCCCGCGCGAGTAGCTTTGAAAACGGCTATAGCACCAACCAAAATGAATTTATAAAGGGTAAGCATATTATGATGAATGAAATGAAGGGACTTGAAACACAAATGATAAAGATGGCTTATGATGCAGTAGAAAAAATGATTGGAAGTATAACATGTTAACATTACTTGAGATTAAAACGGCACTAGCAACACTTGTAAGTGAAACGATAGAACAAGCAGAAATATATGCTGACGAAGACGCATGCGTGCTACAAAATAGTAATAGACCTGTCTATATTGAGCTTGTACCACAGCAATTTTCCAGTGGAAAATATGTTGAACGCATTGTAAATGTCTTTATCAGGTTTCATGAACAAAATACAACACCGCTTAGTAGATTGGCTACCTTTGAAAAAATGGCAGTAGCGCTAAGCAAACCTATACCTATAGGAGATCGCTTTATTTTGGCAGATACAATAGGTTATGAAGAAATCAATAAGGTTCTTGAAGTGAAATGCAGCTTAAGATTTAATGATGGTTACAATGAAGCCATTCAAAATGAAATAATGGCAACACTAGAATTTAAAGGAGGTATTTAATGGGATTACCAGAGGTACGTATAACATTTATTGAAAAAGCAACATCGTTTATTCAAAGAAGTGAAAGGGGCATCGTGGCATTGATTCTCAAAGATAACACGATTGCAGAGACGAAAGCCACTACAGCCAGTAGCCTTGCAGAGGTTTCAGAGGCAAACTGGACAGAAGATAATTATGATTTTATAAAACTGGCATTTATGGCGCATCCATTTAAGGTAATGCTTATACGATTGCCAGAAGATGCAGCAGATTACAGTGATGCATTTAGCATGTTAGCGACAAAGCAATTTGACTATTTAGCAGTTCCAGGTATTGAGAGTGAAGATGTTGAAGTGGTAGCCTCATGGGTGATTTCTGAGAACACTAAAAATCACCTTATTAAAGCAGTACTGCCAAATGTCGTATCAGGTGATCACGAGTGCATTATCAATTTTACAACCACTGGGATTACGACTTTAGAAAAAGCATATACAACAGAGGCATACACAGCGCGAATGGCAGGTATTTTTGCGGCAATTTCCTTATCAATGTCTGCAACATATTATGTTTTAAATGAAATCACAGCCATTGAAGATCATACTGACCCAGATGCTGCCATTGATGCAGGTCAGTTAATCCTTATCAACGACGGTGAGAAAATTAAAATTGGTAGAGCGGTCAATAGTCTTGTCACTTTGACAGATAAGAAGGGCAAAGATTATCAAAAGATTAAAATTGTAGAGACAATGCAAATGATTCAAAAGGATATTCGCAGCAATTTTGAGGATAATTATATTGGCAAGATACCGAATAGTTACGATAACAAAATGGTTATGATTGCTTCGATTGAGGCTTATTTTAGTGATTTAATTGCAGAAGGTATTTTAGATTCTAAGGCGACCAATGCAGTTGATATTGATTTAGCAAAACACTTAGCAGTTGCAAGTGCTGATGGTGAAGACACAAGTACGATGGATGAAACAGCTATAAGAGAATACAACACAGGGACGTTTGTCTATTTAGAAGGTAAGTGTAAACCACTTGATGCCATGGAAGACTTAAACTTAGGATTAGTAATATAAGGAGCGGGATATGAATACAAGTTTAGATGCAAGACGACAATTTAATGGAACATTTGGAGATTTATGGTGGGATGGTGAAAAAATTCTTGAAACCGTTTCATTTGAAGCAAAAGTAACGGTTAATCGTGAAGACGTAAGCCAGTCAGGTGACAACTCTATGGATTCAAAGATGATGTCTCTTAAAGGTGAGGGAACTTTGAAAATTAAAAAAGTATATTCAAGAGGATTAAACAAACTTCTCGAAGCTTACAAAAGTGGTCGAGACCCTAGAAGTCAATTTATTGGTCTGTTAAATGACCCAGACGCACTTGGTAAAGAGCGTGTTGTTATTGATAATTGCTGGTTTAATGAGTTTACCCTTATGCAATTTGAAAACAATCAATTGCTTGAGCGCGAATTTCCATTTGGCTTTACCCCTAAGAATGTGACGATTAAAGAGACAGTAAAATAAAAGTGAGGTTAACATGACATTAGAGACAAAGAAAACAGCGAAAACACCCAATAAATTAACACTGGATGATTTAATTAAAAGAGCACCAGCACTTAAAAAGAAAACCAAAGAGACAAAAGCAGTTTACGTTGAGAGTTTGAAAGGCACTGTAATCGTTGAGGAACCTGACCGCGAAACTGTGATGGATTCTCTAGATTATAATGATAATTATTCAGGAGATCGATACCTTGTCTATAGCTCAGTGATCTCTCCTAATTTGAAAGATAGCAGTTTGCAGGAAGCCTATGAGTGTGTATCACCAGATGAAATAATCGACAAGCTCTTTAAAGTGGGTGAAATTAGCGCTATTGCTAAAATTGCAATCGAGCTGGCAGGCTACAATAACTTAACGAAAGTCGTTGATGATTTAAAAAACTAATAAGAAGTGATGGCAATATAAATCTTTACCATCACTTCTTAAAAAAAGGCATAGAACCAGCGCGCATTGATGCACTTAGCAATCATATGCGCTATTTTTATGCCGCATCAATGGAAGTAGAAATTGAAGAAGGGCACCATGAAAATGGTGCCAATTTCAGGGGGTATTAAATGGCAACAAATGAAATCATGGCTACGATAACCCTTCGTGATAATATGACGGCATCTCTAAAAAAAATTAGACTGGAGTATGGTGCGTTACGGGACGATATAAGAAGCACAGTTAAAGAAATTGAGAGCGCCTCAAATCAAGTTCTTACAATCAACGTCGATGCAGAGGCAGCTACAAAAAGTGTTGAACAGTTCAAGGAAATGTATGACTCTATTGGGAGTAAAAACGTTACATTAACAGTGGATAAACATAAAGCTACAAGGAAATTAAAGGCTGTAAAAAACATGGCATCCTCTTTAGGTAAAAAGTTATATACCCCAACTGTAGCTATTAAGGATTTAACGTCAAAAGGGTTGTCAACCGTTAAAAAATCACTTTTAAGTTTAATGAAGTTTCCTATCGATATTAACTCTAATCCAATCAACGTCGATGCAGAGGCAGCTACAAAAAGTGTTGAACAGTTCAAGGAAATGTATGACTCTATTGGGCATAAAAACGTTACATTAACAGTGGATAAACATAAAGCTACAGGGAAATTAGAAGCTGTAAAAAACATGGCATCCT